GCGTCGATTGCCGGTCTTTCCGACGAAGAGCAGGAATTTCTGTACAACCTTTCCCAGCTCACACAGGAAGACATCGACGAGATGATTGCCTATGCCGCCAGAGGATTCATCATGCGGCTGCTCGGGAGGATCTTCGGGTTCTGACAATGGCGCACTTCGGCTCTTACATCTCAACCAGGCAGATCACGGACAAGATATGGCGGCTGAACATGCCGTTGATCTATCAGAGCGACCTCATTAAAGAAGAGATCGTTGTTCCCCAGGGCTTTTACTGCGATGGCGAGAGCGTTCCCCGCATCCCCCTTGTCTACGCCTGTCTGGGCCACACATCTCTTCGTGGCGGGTTCGTCCATGACTTCCTCTATCGCAAGGATGCCTATCCATCCGTAAGCAGAGCCAAGGCCGACGCGATCTACCGGGAGATTTCCATCCTGACCGCACTGGAAGACCTGAAAGCCGAGGGTAAACACGCCACGGTCCTGAGAGTAGCGAAGATCGAGTCCCAGGCATGGAGCAAGTGGGCGGGCGTGAGGGCTGGCGGGTGGATGCACTGGAAGAAAAAGGCGGTGGATTGGAGTCCGTAGCATGGCAAGGAAGAAGGCCACAGAGCCAAGAGCAACCATCACAAAGGATAAAAAAGGCACCGAAAGGCGCAAGAAGCAGCGGAGCAAGAAAGATCCGAATGCCCGGTGGGACATACAGGAAAAGCACGAGTTCGAAGAGTGCACCGAGATCGAGAAAAAATTCCTTAACGCCCTGTTCGGTGAAGCCAATTTCAACGCCTCGAAAGCCTACTCCATGGCAATAGGAAAGGATATATGCGGAGCCGTCCGCAGTCAGGCGCACGTTGTCTATAAGCGGGTGCGCCCGATCATTGTCAAGTGGCTGGATGACATGGGCCTCAGTGAATCCGGCATCAAGGCGAAGATCCTTGAAAAGTTCGGAGCCAAGGAAACGAAGTTCTTTCAGCATGAGGGCAAAGTCATTGAGACGAGAGAGGTTGAGGCACACGCGATTCAGCTTGAGGCCATCAAGCTGGCCGCGAAGATACGCGGCATGACATCGGATAAGAGTACCCGAGAGGTGGACCAGATTGATAGACTCATCGAAATTGAACTGGAAAAGCTGGCCATGGCAAGACAAGGTTCTGCTCTTGGAAAGACTGCGGAAACAGACAAGCCAGATCAGGTCTGAACAGACTCCCAGAAGATCCCATATCAGGGATTTCTCAGAGTATATCAAAGATCCCGTTGGTTTCGGGGAGAAGGTTCTTGGCGACGTCTACACAGATGAAGTCAAGGCCATGATGCGTTCGGTCTGCGAGAACGATGTCACAATAGCCATTTCCGCGAACGCAACGGGGAAGTCGTTTGCCGCCGGACGCATCGCGTGGTGGTACAAAGCCGTTCATGGGAACGATTGTCAAGTCTATGCCGTAGCAAGCCCTGAAAGGAATTTAAGGGATATTCTGTGGGCGCAAATATCGAACATTGCCGAGATGCGACCCGATGTGACCATGGGGCACAAGAAGGTGGATCTCAAGTACGAGAGTGCACCCCTGGCGTTCATCGAGGGCCTGACCGTACCGACCACCGGGACCGTTGAGAACAGGGAGGGCCGCTTCTCGGGCAAGCATGCCCCATTTCTGATGTTCATCGTGGATGAGGGGGATACGATCCCCGACGAGGTATACAAGGGCATTGAATCCTGTATGTCCGGCGGGACCGAGGTCCGGCTGCTTATCATGTTCAACCCGAGATATCAATCAGGGGAGGTTTACCGGATGATCAGGGATGGGCGCGGGCATGTGGTCACGCTCTCCGCGTTCAACCATCCGAACGTACTGACCGGGGAGAACGTCATTCCCGGCGCAGTGACCAGGGAAACAACGATCAGGAGAATCAATCAGTGGTGCCGTCCGCTCATGCCAAACGAGGAAGGTACGGCTACATTCACATTGCCGAAGTTTCTTGAAGGCCAGACAACCAAGGCCCCCGACGGCACGATGTATCCCCCGCTCAAACCCGGGCGGTATGAGATCCAAAACTCCGCGTTCTCCTACATGGTCCTTGGCCAGTACCCGGCACAGGCATCGAATCAGCTCATCTCTACCGAGTGGATCTACGCAGCAAGGACAAGGTACGACGCATATGTCGCGGAGCACGGGGAGATACCGCCTGCCGGTGTGCGGCCGATCCAGGGCCAGGACGTTGCGGAATTTGGCGACGACTACAATGTGGCATGCTTCCGGTACGGGGGATGGGTAGCTCCGTTTATCCTCTGGCATGGCGTGGACACGATTACGAGCGGGGAGAAAGCCGCGATGGAGTACAAGGCCAGGAATGCATACAAGGCAAACGTGGACGGCACGGGCCTCGGCGCGGGTGTCGCTCCCCACATGGTCAAGCAGGGATGCACGGCGTTTTCTATCAAGGTCGCCTCCAAGCCCACGTTTAAGACCGAGATGGGTGAGTTCGGAATCCTGAACGATCAACTTGCGTGGTCGGTGCGCGAATGGCTTCGTACAGATCCAAGCGCAATGCTGCCTCCCGATGAAATGCTTATCGAAGAACTGCAAACACCCACATATAAAAACGATAGAGGAAAGATAAGGATCATGGACAAAGACACGATGAAAGAAATCCTTAAAAGATCACCGGATAGACTGGACGCGCTGAAACTCACGTTTGCGCCGAGCGAGACGGTGCTTGACCCGCTCGATCTTTCGGCATGCGCGGTATGAAAACACACAAAGGAGAAGACCCAATGAGTCACAAACAGGCGAAAGCGGCAAGAAAGCAGGTAATGGCAAGCATCCTCATCACGGCATACGCGGACGGGAATCTGGACGTGAAAGGCATACCGAATAACTACGACATGGGCATGAAGATGATGGGATCAGCCACCAATGCGGTCCACGGGTATTTCATACAGCAGGCCCTCAATGGCAACATGGACAAGAGCGGCAATGTGGCGGCGAAGCTGATTCAGGAGCCCACGGAAGAGCAGACAAACAAGGTCGTGGAGATGGGGAAGAAGTAGATGCAAAAGCCCTACAACCGCCACTTTAACGCCGAGCAGGGAACGTCGCTCCTGTATTTCCAGGATGCGGAGCACGGCGAGTATTATGTTCGTGGCGGCATCTGCTTTCCCATGTTCGTGGACGGCACACCGCCGGACGTGTTCGGCTATGCGGTCCTCGGGTGCCAGGACATCAAAAACGGCGTGGTGAGCATTTTCGAGCATCAGCCATACCACGTCATAGACAACATCGTCGAGAATGGCGAGATCCTGCATCAAGGTCTTGCCTCATGGTTCAATCTGTGCTGGTCGCGGTATTACGGGCGCAAGTTCTTCTACTCCCAGGACTATGAGACATCACGCAAGTACCGCCTGGACATCCACAGAAGCGACATGATTCAGCCCAAGCCTGAGATCATCGAGATAGAGTCCTACGACGAAGCCGACAGGCAGCACATCGTCTGGAGTTACGTCAAGATGAACAGGCTCAGATTCGAGGCGAACAGCACCATTCACATCCAGCTTGAAAACATGAAGCGCGGAGACAAGACGCCACACCCGGCGATCTATGCCCTACAGGTGCTCTTGTGCGGCATTGATAGATTCCCGTATCGGAAAAAGGAGATAGCATAATGGCGAAACTCATAAGCATGAAACTTCCCAAGCCGAAGAAGGAAGACCTGAAGGCGCAGGACGTCGGCATTTCATCGACGAGCGAAGAATATCCCTACGGCCTGCGGCTCCGGTTCGATGACGAGCGGATCATCGAGAAATTGCCCGTCCTCAAGAAGCTGGACATAGACGAAGCCGTGAAGATCACGGCCAGGGCTTGCGTTACATCCATCGACCTGGACAAGCGGCAGGGCAAGGATGGAACCACGGAAAGGCTGGCGGTCACAATCCAGATCGAAGAGATCGCCATCGAGCGAACCAACGCAGGCGAAGACGCATTCGACGAGGCCGCAGGAAAGAAGGGGTAAGTCATGCCAACAGGGAGCGTTTCAGTAAGCACTAAAATTACCGGCCTTTCGGCCTTCGTGAAGGATGTATGCTTTCATAACTGGAAGCAGAACCGACAGGCCATCTGTGAACCGAAGTGGCAGAAGAACATTGACGCCTTCAACATGGTTTCAACCGGCATATGGAAGGCCGAGGAGGGCGAAGACTGGCGCTCCAACACGTTCATTCCGCTCACCAAGATGAAGATCATAGCGGCATGGTCAATCATCATCGACATGTTGCTGATGAACAACAAGCTCCCGTTCAACCTCCTGCCCTCCCCGTGGGATGACCTCTCTTCGCAGGAGTTGCCCGACGAGTACAAGGACGCGATAGACAAGCAGATTTACGCCATGAAGAAGACCATCGACCAGCAGTTCGAGGACTGCCATGCGGACAGGGAACTTATGAAGTGCGTCATGGCCGATGCGATCTATGGCGAGTGCTATTCCAAGTTTTACGTTCATCAAGTGACTAGGAGGGGTTACAGATCGTACAGCATGGCCCCGGAGGGCATGAACGACCCGCAGGGTGAGCATGTCAGGTGGGAGCCCTACGAGGAAAAAATTAACGCCCCCGGATGGGAATACATTTCCGTATGGAGCATTTACCGGGATCTTGAAACGGACGACCTCCAGGCCGGCGCGGGAATTATTCATCATCAGCTATGGTCTTCCTATGAGTTGGCGCAGAAGAAGGGCCTGGGTGAAACGGCGTACTATATCGACGAGGCGATTGACAGGGCCATATCCAACGCCCCTGAGCGAAATTCCAACGCATCCACACAGGACAGAAACAGCCTTCCTCCCGGCATGAGGGACATCAACAACCGGAACAAGAATATCGACGTGCTGGAGTTCTGGGGCCGCGTCCCCGCCAATATCGTTCATGCCTTCGAGGCCGACCTTCTCGGGGAACAGCAGGACATGGGGCAGACCATCGAGGGCGATAACGACGGCAACGAGATCGAGATCATGTGCATGATAGCCGGTGACGAGGTTATCCGGTACGCACG